GTAGCATGAAGCGTAGCACCAAGCGTAGCATCAAGCGTAGTATCAAGCGTAGTAGCATGAAGCGTAGTAGCATGAAGCGTAGCATCAAGCGTAGTATGAAGCGTAGCATGAAGCCTAGCATCAAGCCCTCTCGTTCATAAAATTGATGACGTCCGCCCGAGGTAGAAAGGGCACCCTCCCCCACTACGTAATCGCACTACAGCATGGAATATCATATCCCTCGTCTCCTCTGGGAAAACGTAGAAGCCGTTCTTGTTGCCCATTCTCGCCGATACGTCTGCGAATTGGCAAAACGCCTCCATGTTCCAGAGAAGGAATTGCTACAAAAGGTGATGCCCTCTGATTCGGTCAAGCTTCATCTCTATGAGTCACAGTCTACCACTCACCAATGTAAAGCGTATCTACAGCATCATACCATCACTGTCTTTTGTAAAAAGCCAGTCGCGTATCATAGCAACTATTGTGCCTTTCACCGAAATGACCGAATGCTTGTCGTAGACGGATGTCATCCCGTGATCGTGGAGCGCCTACAAGATAGGGATACTATGGAGCCTCTATGGATCATGGGGTCGGATCTGATCAATGCCAAGGGAGAGCAGGTCGGGAGAATCCATAAGGAAAAACAAGTGATCACGCGATGGGTCTTTGAGGAGCCGACAGCAACAGCATCGACAGCGACAGCAACAACGACAGGCGAACCCGCCTAAACAAATGGACACGCATTAGAAGTAAGGCAGTCATGGACTCGCAACAATCACAACAGTCGCAAGAGCAGCCGCAAGAGCAGCCGCAAGAGCAGCCGCAAGAGCAGCCACAAGAGGCACATGCCGCTCTTTTTGTCTTTCATCCTGCTTCCCTGTGGAACTCCGATTCAGACTCCGATTCCATACCACTTTTTGAGGCCCTTCTTGGGGTGTCCTGGCGAGACCAAGAGCAACACCAAGGCCTATTGGGTGCGCGAAAAAGAGATGATTCCGATTCCGATTCCGATTCCGATAGTGAAGATCCTGTTACCAAACGCCGCCGCCATGAACATGACGATAACCCTGGCGATGACTACGAGCCCGATCCGTTTTTTATGAAATTGTCTTCAGGCGAAGAGTTCTATTTTACAGAGGAAGACGGAAAAGACCTCATCAATATCCACGAACCCAATGTCATGCTCCGCAACATTCTCTCGGACATGCCGCGAAAGATCTCCAACCGCATACGCTATCTCGCCAAGTTCAATCACACAGAAATCATGGAAGGGCCTCGTCATTTTGAGAATGTCTATGACGCCGTGATCGCAGGATACATCCGCGAATGCCGTCTCCGTCGGATCTTTCGTGGCGTCCTTCAACGCTGGAGGATTCGTAAAATGAATCGTGCCTCCACCGCAGCCATTGATCCGATCACCCTGTCTCCTCCCGAGAAGACGGTCACCGTGTATGATTGGGCGACACGAAAACGATACTTGTTTGATGCGAAGAGTCTGGCAACCCTCATTGACTCCCAATTGCTCTACAACGAATATGGCTTCTCTGTCCCGCACATGCCTCGCAATCCATGGACCAACATCGAGTTCACCTATATTCAACTCGTCTCCATGTATGAACAACTCCAACATCATGGTGAACTCCGATGGGGATTCACGACACTTCGGAGTCATCAGTTTCACAAAGAGGCATGGGAACTCTACCATCGTCCCGCACTCACCATGAAGGCCATTCGCGCTTCTATGACACTACTGGATACCCGTGCGGCCCGAGAGATGCTAGAGGATTTCATTATTCGGCAAATGGAGGAATGTCAGATGTCCATGACGGACAACATTCTTCACATCTATTCCCTTGCCATCCAGCATGTACCGAATCACTGGTATGTAGAATCCTTTAAATCCCTTGCCTGCCAGTTTTGGGAGGCCGAACAGTTTGGGGTCCGTGCCCCTGGTATCCTCTCGGCATGTCGTTCGCTCTTCAAAAAACAGCATCAGTTTGTGCGGGAACTTCGTGAGGCGGGCATTATCACGGTCATACGCACTACGTAGCGCAGTAATAAAATTGAAGCAGGAAAACTCTGCGTAGAAAGAAGACATCATGGGGCACCACTTCTCTGTAGAGACATGCTGCGTCACATGGACCACTCTGTTTCCGCACTCGGAGCATGTTCCTGAACCTCAAGAACAAAGGCCACAGGAGCATCAAGAACCCTACGTGGTGGATCCCTATCACGCCGCGACTGACGAGAATACACCCTATGATACGGTGGAGGGCTTAAAAACGCGAATCAAAGTTCTGCGTGTGCTAGACGGGGATACATTGGATGTGGGGATGTGTCGTGATGGTCGCACCGTCTTGAAATATCGTGTTCGTCTCTATGGCATCGACACGCCTGAAAAGCGCCCCTCGCGTTCTGACCCCTTGCGTCATCTGGAGATCCAGGCCTCCCTTCGCTCCAAACAGGCTCTTACCGACCGCCTGATCGAAAATGATTGGGTTGTTATTGCGCACTTTGACAAGCCCGACAAATATGGTCGTCTTCTCTGCACGCTGTTTGACAAGAATGGAGAGAATCTGAATGAGTGGATGATTCGTATGGGACACGCTGTGCCCTATTTCGGAAAGACCAAGAAGAAGTTCCAAGCGGAGCCCGTCATGATGGCAAAAGAGTCCATCATGACTGCAGAGGAGCCCCCTTCTAGCGAGGAGGAGTTTGAGGACTTGGCCGCTCCCTAGTTCCCTAGTTCCATAGTTCCTTAAAAAAGGCGCGTGTCCTTATTTTTTAAAGGAGAAGTAGAATGCGACCACCAAGAGCAGGCGCAGTCGCTGTCTTTCGCACCAATGGTGTTGTGGGAGAGGTGGAGGCGACTGATCATGGAACCCATACCCATCTCTGTGCCACATTTACATCACTCCCTCCAGGACCTCATGGATTCCATCTTCATACGGCAGGCGACTTGCGAGGAGAGGGTTGTCAGGGTCTGTGTGAGCATTATGATAAGGGAGGCAATTGTCATGGGGATGGACCTCATTCGAAAGGAGAGCGCCATACAGGGGATCTGGGAAACATTGAGATTCGTAATAAAAAAAAGATCACTCGCCACTATGATCTGAAAGGGGTTCGTGTGTCAGATCTGTGGGGACGATCCATTATTGTTCATGCGGACAGGGATGATCTAGGGAAGGGTGGAAAAGAGGATAGTCTGATCACGGGCCATAGTGGAAAGCGACTGGGATGTGCCTTGTTTGGACGCGCTCGCATTCATACTAGGCCTCATACGATTCGCAAGCGCCGCACTACAGGAACGAGAAAGGCCGCATCTATTTCTTGAAGGGGTGGCAAGGAGACCCATATCGTGCCAGGATAGGCCCCTACAGGGCTATCTTTTCCTGTAGACCAGGCCAGCCGAGAGGTATGGGACAGAAACAAGCGCACGTATTTTTCCATCGTGCATCCGACATGAGACCCGATTCCATCTCCATGAGATCGTTGTTGTTCCGCGAGTGTCCATTCATCAGGGGGGTCATCAGGAAAGAAGCGATCATAAAAGGCCTCTCGCTCCTCTTCGGTTGTCCACTTGTGCTCGTTCCAAAAGGGTCCCTCTACCTCACGCAACTCGCGTAGGGACTGCAGGGTAGACTGGGACCATGTCATGCGGCCACGTGCAGTATCTCCATAAAGACATGCGGTAGGAATGGAATAACGCCGAGCACTACGGATGGTCCCCTCGATAGGTGTCGCCCCGACATCAGGCTCCAAAAGAACACGAAAACTCTTCTCTTGTTGGGCGGGAGACAGACATGCGGATAAGACAGCCAGACAGAGAATGTTGGAATCCTCTGAACGATACCCGAGTAGGCTTTCATAGTGTTGTAGCACTTGAAAACACACCCGATAGGACTCCGCATAAGAAGACGAGTCCACATACACAGACAAGAGTTCCCAGACGCGAGAGGACTCCATGTGACGGGCGATCCACCATGCGCTCTGGGCCTTTCCTTGATACAGGGCACGAAAGAAGAAGAGCTCCTTTGGATCTTGATCACGCAGATTCGAACAGAAGGGAGGTGTGCGGGGTGTCACACGATCAGGAACTGTGGAGGTCAGAATGGCCCACAAGGAATGATCACGCATGCTTCGTTGACTCAGATGGTGCGCAGAGACAAGAATGTCCTCTTCGGTGACCGCATCGGATGCGAGTGTCGTAGCGGCGCGAACAAGCCATTGGAGATCAAAGGGGCCTCTGTGCCACATCCATGCGGAAAAGAGCGTGGAAATGGCCTCTGCCGCATACCCACTGTCGATCAGTTCACGACACCAGAAGACGGTTTCGGAACAATCACTTCGCTGACTCGCATACACGAGTGCGGCGTGGACCTCGTCCAAGGAATATAAATGTCGTGTGAGCACCATAGGGGATGCTCTATCTATATCGAGTGATGACTCTCAATTTTATGGCACGCAGTACACGCGTAGCACATGCCTTAAAAAGAGTCGCAACTCCTACCAAGAATGGAATCCGCCGATGCGCATGAGATCATTCCAGGGTTGTGGCTAGGAAATGCTCGTGCCTCCATGGATGAACCGTTTCTCAAAGGGAAGCAGATTCACGTCGTATTTAACTGCACCAAGAATCTACCCTTCTGTCCGGTCGTTCCGATTCAATACCGTGTTCCCGTAGATGACAATTTGGAAGAGCAAGAGATCCGAAACATGGAACTGTGGTCCTCTGAGATTGCCTTTAAGATGATGGGTCACTATCGTGCGAATCATACGATCCTCGTTCACTGTATGGCAGGGATGCAGCGATCGGCTGCTGCCATGGCGATTATGATGATTGCACATTTCCGTATTCATGCAGCGGAGGCCATGTCGCGCATCAAGGGCATCCGCTCGATCGCTTTTCATCCACGAGCCAATTTTGGACGATCCATTGAGGCCTTTGATCATCGGTTTCACGGAGAGATTGTTCCCGCGATGCGATCGATCCATCAAAAAATAGCATAAAAAAAGTAATAAGAGAAGAGATGTCTGACACCGCCATCGTTTCACAGAAGCCCAGTAGAGGATGGCTGTGTTGTCGTGAGAGCAAGGATCGCTACGGATTTAGCCTGGTTCTCCACTCGTTGGACCTGACGGAAGTAGAAAAGGAAATCATTCAGACCCGCTACTTGTCCATGCTAGAGAATTTCCAGAAACGGGCTCGTCAGTATGCCTCTCTGTTTTTCGTAGGGCATTTCATCATTACGGTGGGATCCCTTTTTGTTCCAGCTTTATTGTCCATTCAGAATTCATCGTATGCTATGACTCATAGCGAGTTTGGTAGCCAGGTCTATTGGATCACCTTTGCGCTGTCTCTCTTGGTGACAATGTGTAACGGTATGATTACGTTGTTTAAAGTGGATAAGAAATACTACTTTTTGAATACTACGATGGAGCGCCTTCGAAGTGAGGGGTGGCAATATGTGGGGCTGACAGGACGCTATTCAGGTCATGGGATCACCCCTACGCATCAGAATCAATTCCTCACGTTTACCCATCACATTGAAAAGATCAAAATGAAACAAGTGGAGGAGGAATATTACAAGATGCAAGAGAAATCGGAGACAACGCCTCAACCTTCGACCACGATTGATCTGTATCCTTTGTCGCCTGATAAGCCGCTGAGTATGATGAAGCAGGCCGTGCCAGGCCCTGTTCAAGATACGGTTCAGTCTCTTCTTCAGTCACAGGAAGTGGATCTTCGCCTTCTCCGTGGTAATACACAGGCGCTTCTCTTATCGGATTCTTCTATTACTGCTACTGCGGCTACTGCTACTGCTACTGCAGCTACTGCTACTGCGGCGACTGCTACTGCGGCGACTGATGCGTCTCATACCTCGGTCACCTTCATGAGTGACCAAGAGATCGGAAATGATGTGATCACTCACTAGATCACTAGATGGGGCGCCAAGAACCTCAGTGCCAGTGCCTTCCAGGGTGTCGTGAACCCCCTCTGAAAGGGTCGTCTTTTTGTGCTACTCATCAGAAGTGCACACGACATGCCCCTATGACAGGATGGGAACCCGAGTATGACCCCCAGCGATACAATCGTCTACAAGGAGATCGTGAGTCTCATAATTGTTATGCATATGCGTTTGATTATTTACAGAGGCCCAAGAAAGGATGTACAGATACGTCTTGTCCCGCACCCTATCCGCAACCCGGTCGGGCAAGTGGATACAAAAAATGGTCGAAGGTGGATGGAAAGCGCTGTCCTGATTTGATGGCTCGTCTCATGGGAGACATTAAAGGCATTCAGATCGGCGTCCCCTTTGAAACCCTTTGTCCCAAAGGGATGCGTAAGATTGCGACGGTAGTAGATCCCAACGAGGACTATCATTTTTACCGTCAAGATAAATCAGGAAAGTGGTCCCATAAACCAGGAGGACGACCTGTTACACACTTGGATGCGTCAGGACGTCCCATTCATGATCCTGCACTTGCCTATCGTATCACAAAAGAGGCGAATTTAAACTATCACCAATTTTGTGGATTCCAATGTATTCCTGTGTCGCAACAAGGAAAAAAGAAAACATTTCGACTGGGACGAGGAGGGACTCATCGTGCACGCTCTTCGCGCTCTTTGCGCTCTGCACGTCGCTCCACTCGACGCAAACCCTGAAGCCATTTGGCCCCATAGGCACGAAGAATGCCACTATTCGGATGAAGATACTGAAGGGCCTCCACACAATCCATCCGATCCGCAGGATGGATCACACACATCTGTCGGATCACATGATGAATCTTCTCACGATAAGGGGCAAAATGTGTCGTAAAAGTAGGCCACATGGCCCATTTGGAAAGAAGATCCAGAAGTGCAACTCCGATCGCCCAACTGTCAATGACGCTCCAATACGCCTGAAACCATTCTGTCCCGCTTCCTGTCTGCACGATCGGATCTTGTGCCACCTCTTCCAATTGCCGTTCCATCTCCATTTCAGACATGCCCGTGAGCGTTCGCAGTTTTCGCAGGATGTCTTTTTTCGTGGAGAGAAGCCGAATCACGCGATCGATTTGTTTTCCCTCTGCGACTGCCATGAGAAGGGTAGAATCGGGAGGCTCATGATAGATTTTGTAATCATATTGATGCATGACCATGCTATCCAGATCTCCTGTGGTATCAATGGGAATGGCCAGATTAAAATCAATAATGCGTGGAACCCGATGTGCATCCATCATGATGTTCGCTTGATGAAGATCGCGATGGGCCATTCCAAAGAGGGTAAGGAGCGATCCTGCCTCCAAGAGATGCGTCGTAAAATGCATAATATGAAACACGTTAAAATCCACGGGATATTCTGCCAAGGGCGTTCCCGCATGAGACATACGAAGAACACGAAAATCAGAAAGAGGCCGATCGTGAAGAATCTTACAGGCGGAGACGTCTTTCTCTTTTTGTTTGTTGGAAGGAACACACATGGATTCCGCTACGGCAAAGTAATTTCTCCACAGGGGAATCCGCCGAATCGTATCTGCAATCTGGAGCTCCACAGCTGCATCGATTGGATTTGTTAATTTTGTGAGTTGTCCCATCGAGCGCTTGGCGTCTTTGGCCTTGTCGCCTGTAGAACACGAAAAAGAAGTGTTAAAGACACATCCGTATAATCCTTGTCCTAATAGCCTCCCCCCTTGCATGGCTTCTAGCAGAAGGAAAGAAACGAAATGATCGCATCTTTGCACCCGCTTTGCTTTGCACCCGCTTTGCTTTGCACCCGCTTTGCTTTGCACCCGCTTTGCTTTGCACCCGCTTTGCACTCGCTTCACATCCATCATACTCGTGGGAAAGATCAGTGATCATTTCCGAATCCTACAATAGTATGTATGAATCCGCACTGTGGTACGGAGTCATTCTATTGATCGTGATTGTCATCATAGAGACGTGTGTAAGTCGTCCTCTCTTAGAGGGGTTCCTTGTTCCCGTCGGAGAGTCCGCCCGCTGGGCCACATGGGTTCCGCGACGAGGAGATATCAGTCTTACAAAAGAACAAGACGGATACATTCGTGATCTTCGGTATCTGGCAACGTATACGGATATTCAACGTCTCGGAGTCGATCATGATTTTTGCCGAATGGTCGTGTCCGAGACGGACCCCAAAGATATGTTCTTTGCCTGTGCGCTAGGAGGAACAGATGGTCTCTCCACCGTCAAATATCGCACCCCTTCCACCAAGGACGGATTTAAGGTATCTCGCGATGATTATATGCGTGATGTGCTTCAGGAAGGCCGCACTGCCTATTGTCGCATTCTGAAAACGGGTCCAAACCAATACGAGGCCAAAGGCAACTCCGCAGGAGACACATCGTTCTCCACAGACTTGGTCACCGATGCAAATCCGCCTCCTGCCATCCAGACCCTTCTGACATTTTACGATGGAATCGTCTTTTGGCTTCGGATGAGAGATGATCTCCTGGATTATGCCCAGAACCTCATGATCACCAATGTCGGATCCATGTGGATCAATGAACTTCCCCAACCCATCACACAGGGTCTCTCTTTCAACGGCATGGATCAGTATCTCCGTCTGGGTGAGACGAGCGATCTCTCTTTTGGACAGAATGTGAAACTACGATTTCTGCGAGCCACATCCTTTTGGGTCTATTTTGACGAGTTTACGAACAATGCTACGATCTACGATTTTGGAAATGGCGCAGGAAAAGACAATGTGGTGGTGAAAATCGTGGGACGAGGAAATCCAGGACTACAAACCCTCCCCCCTGTATCCTGCATGGATCCGCAATCGACTGTCCCTACCGAGCCCTCGGGTCCATCCTGCACGGAAGAGGTGTCTCCTCAAGTGGCCATGGCAACCTCCCGCGGCGATGTCAATCGATGGGACTGTCCGACGCCTGAACTGTTTGGTCGCATCATGGAACCCCTTCATCGCTCGAAGGCACCAAAGCAGGGCGAAGTCACGAATGCTGATCTTCTCTATGAAATCTGGGATCCCCGACAGAGAAAAGTCCACATTCAAGTAAAACAGGCCTTTCCTCTCCGCGAATGGGTTCACATCGTGATTACTACCACTAGCATGGATCCAACGAAACCGGGTATGGCCATCTACCGAAACGGCAAAGAAGTTCATCGCGAAGAATCTGCGTTTTTGCCACAGACAGACACAACCAGCAATAACTACATTGGACGATCCAATTGGGCTAATGCGACCAGCCCCTATGAGAATGCGGATGAACTCTTTAAGGGCCAGCTCTTCGATCTGCGAGGGTATCAGACGATGATGACTTCTCAGAAAATCAAGGATACGTATGCATGGGGACGAGAATTGTTAGGACTCAACCTTAAAGAATCTACAACTCCTACAACTCCTGCGACTCCCTCTACTTCTCTTTCTGCTTAAGGCATAATCGTCGTAATATGATGCGCGCTCCGACGATACCACTTCTCCAGTTGTTCCATGATCTGATCCTGAACATCTTCTATGTCCCCTTTGGCCAAGAGAAGCACCCACGGAATCAGTTCAGCCATATGCGCCACATGTTGGGACTCTCCCTGTAGTTTCAGTTCCTGTTGAAACTCTACGACGCATGCCTCTTTGGGAAGGGCCCAGATCGGTGCCCACACGTCTGCCCCACCGAGAAAGAGACATAACGCTGTCCCAAGCATAGGAGAATAGGAACCATGGGTCATGGAGTCGGAGCCGTTCACGGCGCGAACCTGCCACGCACGATCTTGGCGTTGAAGCCATGGGGCAATCCTCTGTTGAACAAAAGAACGGGTCACACCCGCTGTTTCGTTGAGTAGCACCGTGCAGACCATTCCTCGAACCCGAGGCTCCCATGAAGGAAGCCATGTGCGAAGGGCCGTGATCTCCTCTTTTCCGAGCTCCAGCGCCAAGGGACCAGGGAGCCCGCCGACCACCGTCTGTGCCCAACAGGCCATGTCCTCTCGCCATGGAATCCCACGACGAGCCCGATCGCCCAACAGGGTAGACAGCGAAAACGCCGCATCGCGTGGCAGCCAAAAGGATGCCTCTTTTGCAAAGGGATGTTCCTCCCAGAGACGAAGGGCGCGGGATAGATACTGGAGAACGTAGACATTGGGATGGCGAAAGACGGATGTGTCAGCAAAGGGAAGTGCCAGCATTGTCTCGCAGCGCAAGAAGGGCGTAAAGAGATCCACGGACGCCCCTGTCCAGTATTGGAAGCGCGGGTCTTCCGCATGTTTTCCCAGATAGATTGTGTGCTGATCATAGACGAGGCCATTGGGCGTTACAGCCGCCTTGTTCCACACATAATAGGGAATCGCGGGTTCAAAATAGTTATTTTCCACAGTCGGCTCCCATTTGTATCGGCCCTCCTTTTCCAACATGGTGCAATAGGTGATTTCGTTGGACATAGACGAGCTTCGGATCTCAAAGGGGACGAGTTCGTGGCATAGGTAGGGCGGAGCGAGAGAGGGCACACGTTCCTGTTTCATGTCGATGAGGTGGCCAGGGGCGAGATTGATGTAGACCGTTGCAGGAACCGTATCACGTTTGTCATAGGTGCGATACTCGGTGCGATGGAGATGGAGCGACTGGATGGAATAGGCGGGGTTGGACAGGGCAAATCGGTTGCGAAGCATATGGCCCGCGAAGGCATTGTCACATCCAGGTTGGCCGAGACAGAAGGCAAGAGGTGTGAGATCCCATTCACGGTCCTTAATGGAATCGGAGAGGAAGATCCAGCTGTCTTGGGAGTCGGCACGGGGGCCAAAGAGCTTCAGTTCTTCTCCAATGTCCCAGCGAAGAAGACCGAGCATGCGGTTGGCCAACTGGATCCGCCAGAGCTCCTGGAGCGTCTCATTCCAATAGATGTCCGCATTACACAATATCACAAAGACGCGTGGAGGGACCTTATCATAGACATACTGAATGAAATCCGCATAGGTCAGGCGTGTCCCGATGACAACCTGGTGGATCTTTTCGTGGCCTGGAACGTCATACCATTTATTGGCATCATGGGATTCATCCTTTTCATTTAAAAGGACAATGCGGGAGATCAGGGGATTGGCGCAATTCTCTTTCAGGCACTCGCGAATCTCTTTGGCGCGCTTCTTGTGCGTGGGGCGATAATACTGAGTGAACATCCAGACTTGTTCGGGAATGATGGAGGGCTCGACCGAGACTGCGGTAAGGGCCTCACGGCGCCCCAAGGGGATATTTTCTACGCCGACAAGACGATGGTAGCGTCCGAGGAGTGCCATCATGGCAATGGCATCTGCTGCGCTTGCTGCTCCGCTTGCTGCTCCGCTTGCCCAAGGCGACAAAAGAAACGGATAGGAATCATACATGGCCTCCAAACACAACACATTATCGAAGTTATCTGACCAGAATGCCTCTGTTTTGAGACGTAGTAAGCGCTGGGGAAGAAAAATCATAGTGACGGAGGAGGCCAGTGCGTAGAGCTCTTCGATCCATCCAGGCGTCTCTTCCAGAAGAATGATTCCGACGACCCGAGCACAGGTAGACCATCGCCGATAGGCCTCCAGAGACGTGACCACACCATCCCACACGGACCAGGGAAGGGAGGAATCCTGCTGGTCTAGCCATACGAGGGTTCGCTGGTTTCGCACGGTCGGCGTATTGAGGTTTAATAAGCGAGGGGCAACGGCAGTCATTACAGTCAGAGGATTGTGATTACTTTAGATTGCCTCTATAGAATGAATCCGTGTCAAGGGATGCCTGAAATTCGAAAGGGATGCCCTTTGCCGCCTTTTACTGCTCAAAATTTTACCTCAGCGAGCCCCTCTGTATACAACATGTTAATCAGTTCGGCCCTTACCCAACCCCAATATCCGCTCCCTCCAGGATCGGATGCGCGTCAAGTGACTCTCCAAACAGCAAATGTGTCGTATTTTAACACATTAAATCAAAAAACGCAGGCGGCAAAGACCGCCAACATCTCAGGTGCATCGTATCCGTCCTTTCGAACAGAATCCGACCGGCTCAAGTATCTTCAAGGCATGACGGCCACTGCTGCGCGCAATCGTTTTACAGGTCAAAATCCATCGGCGCCAGCGGGTGTTCCATGCTCTACGATTTATGGAATCATCAATCGCTAAATGGCATCTCTCAAAAAAATAAGCAGCACCTGAACATTTTATGAGACAAATTGTTCATGCGCCTCCTTGATCACCTGTGCTAAGGCATCGATATCCTCTTTACTTACCTGAAGCACTCTTGGATACACTGGCTGATTTGCTATTTCGAGCGGAGACGCGTGACTTCGCAGGGCGGAGGAGGACGGAGCGGTTGGGCCCACGGTCCTGCCCAACGAGGGAAGCACGGTAGGCATCAAGACGGGATTGGCACCGCTCCCGCCAGTCATCGAAGAAGACAACGCTGTCGGTATCGGGTTGGTAGGTTCCGATGGGGATGCGCTCGGCGGAGGGTCCGCCCTCGTGGAGCTCGAATGTGCTGAGGGTAGTTCCCTCGAGCCAGTAGGGGATGGTGCGGACATGTTTGACAGTAGCGGGTTCGACGGACATGACTATACCTCACATAGACTGTGTCATCCTATCAATTTTTACAGAGCAAATTACAACACCCATGGACGCGGAAAGAAGGCTTGCGCCACAGGACGTTGAGGGATGGATTGATTCCATCCGTTGTAGGTCGTGATGGACCATGGCCAGAGGGGACGCGGCGGAGGACTCACAGTGTTTGCCACGACACGCATAGAAAGAACCAAGAGGGCAATCAGAACAATGGTGAGGACCAGACAGAGGAAGCAACCAAGGATATCCATACTAGTAAGAGACAAGATCTTGAGAGACCGGGCTCTACTATTTCCATATCCTATATAGAACTGTCCGTTCATCGCAGCTACGCCCTGGGAAGCCGTCTCCCTCATCCTGCCGAATTTGTCATGTGCACGTATTGGGATCAAGATGAAAATGATCTCCCCTTTCCATGGCGCTTTAACAAGCAGACGCAGGCCATTGACCTAGAGTTTATCAACGGATTTGATGCCTCCACTGAGCTGAATGATAACCCAATGTATGTTCGCGGACATTCCCTTCGCGCCGCCCATAATGTTCTGGGGCTTGGCCCCAACTTTGTGGCGTGGATGGAGAACAGCGAGAGTGCCGATGCTGGAAGTGTGGTGATGACAGAACACCCAATCCTCTGTGATGCGAACGTAGTATGCCCCCGTGAAGACCCGAATGATGGTGCGAGCAATTCCAGCACGGAACCCATCTCCTTTGAGTCCAGTGCGGGACCGCTGGTATCAGATTATCTGAAGACGATGATTTTTCTGAAGCCACTCGTGGTTCGTTACACGGTGGGCGGCACGACCACCTACCGCTATTTTACCAACAATTATGAGGGCAATACGTAACTTACTTTTTATGGCTCTTGTTCCTGTTTTTGCCCCTATTTTGTCTTTTTGTTGCGTGTCTGCGAGTCTGATTATTTCCGTTGTGACGGGTTGGACTTCTACTGCGACTTCTACTTCGTTGAGCAGTCTCTTCTGCGGCTTCTGCTTCCCTCTGGGCTTCTTCTGCTGCCCTCTGGGCTGCCCTCTGGGCTTCTTCTGCTGCCCTCTGGGCTGCCCTCTGGGCTGCCTCTCTTTGAACACATTTCATATGTTTGTCATTCCGTATCGTGCGTAACAAATGGATCTTTCTTTGTATCTTTGCCCTCTCTTTTTGTTTCACTTCATTCGTGCTATTTTGTTGATCCACTGCTTCGAGGAGGCCTTCCATCGAAGTCATGCGTGCCTCCAGATTTCTACAATTGGACATGTTTGTGGTATGCTCCTTCTCTTGAAAGGCCTGACTGTGATAGTATTGGTTAAAATAATGACGTCGCCTTGCTGATTCTGTGAAATATCGACGACCAAAGAGCGGATTCGATGCCATCTTTTTTACATTCACTGCAGCATTCCCTCTTTTCCAATTCTGCCACTGTGTTTCATATTCTTTTATGTGATTGCCCACATTCTGTGCCATACTACGACATATCATATGATAATAGACACCTGGAAAGCGCTGACACAACACTTCCTGTGTAATTCTCACCAAATAGGATTGCATACGTAGATCAACCAGCATATCATAGAGATCCACCTCTTCCCTATCTTTCCATGTTACCCCAAGGTATGCTTCTATCATACCCATGGTAGGAAAGACACTATGTTCATAAAGACCCCCAATCAGCTGTATATTCTCAGCTTTATTATGAAATTCTGTAGGACCCATACCAGGGAGACGTTGACGCGCGATCACACTCCTCGGAGGTCCAACATATCTTCTAGCGGCCTTCCATCGAGCAAGATCAATGATACCTGAACCCATATCAAAATAGATTTGGACATATTTTCCATGCTCGTCTTCTCTAAAATGCATCATCATAAGATGATAATGAAGATTGACACAGGATCCCTGATCCATACCAGTGATACGCGGCAGATGTCTACTATAGACCATGACGGAGCCGAGTTGCTTGATGATCTCATTCATGTGATGTGTCGGATATCGGACTGTCACTTCAGGCAGAGAGAGTAATCCATCCATGACCTTATTAAAGTCACTGTCGAATGCTACTTCGCATGTGCTTTTCTTTACAATGACATCGCATTCGCCAGAAAGAGGAAAGGATCCAGGTCGTTCTCCTCCATGTCCCGCAATTACAAAGACCCTCCGTCTGGATGCATATGCCGCTGCTTCAGCGACAGACATTGCCGCCATCTATTTCATACACATAAAAAAGAGGAAAGATGCCCCATTTTTATGTGCGATCGCCTCTAGAACTCTAGAATTCCGCATCCAGAGAGAAGCTCATTTCCTCCTCGTTCTTTCCCACGCCTGACTTCGCATACGACGTCACGCGTTTCTCAAAGAAGTTGTCCTTGCCCTCCAACGAGATGCGCTCCATGAAATCAAACGGATTCGCAACCGAATAGATCTTTCCGTATCCCAGCTGGCTGCAGAGACGATCCGCGGTAAACTTGATATACTGGATCATGAGCGTCGAGTTCATACCAATCATGCTACACGGGATGGACTCCGTGATGAATTGCTTTTCAATCTCCACAGCCTCTCGAATGATCTTGTGAACCTGAGCCTTGGTCAGCTTGCGCTCCAGCTCCTCATACAAGGACACGGCAAACTGGACATGAAGGCCCTCATCGCGCGCAATGAATTCGTTGGACGTCGTCAGACCAGGCATCACACCACGCTCCTTCAGCCAGTAAATCGCGCAGAAGGAAGCGCTAAAGAAGATGCCCTCCACGACCGCAAAGGCCACGAGACGTGTCGCAAAGTCGTCGTCTTTGGACATGATCCACTTCTGCGCCCATTCGGCCTTCCCTTTCACGCACGGGATCGTCTGTGTCGCGTGAAAAAGGTTCAGTTTCTCCGCCTTGTCCTCGATATAGGTATCAATGAGAAGCGAATACATCTCACTGTGAACGGCCTCAATCATCATCTGGACGGAATAGAAGTTGCGTGCCTCAGGATATTGAACCTCGGACATAAACCGCGACGCCAGATTCTCCTGAACGATGCCGTCGGATCCTGCGAAGAAGGCGAGAACGTGTTTAATGAAGGTTCGCTCGGGCTCGCTGAGTTTGACCCAGTCTTTGCGATCGCGCTCCAAGCTCACCTCCTCGACGACCCAGAAGACGGACAGGTGATTTTTGTATTGTTGGTAGAGTTTGGGTTTCATGATGGGAAAGAGCGTGAATCGGTTTGGATTTTCCCGCAGCATCGGCTCCACAAAGGCCCCATCGGGCCGGTCCGACTTGTCCAACTCATCGATCGCCTCGATTGTGCCGTGTTTTGCGGTAAGACGTGGAGACTGAAAGACAGATTTCATAGTGGGAGAAGAAGCGACCGGGTGATCCATTCCAATACTTAGGGGGGAGAAGAAAGGGGCACAACGCAAAGAGGGGGTGCGTTCGGGTGCCTTGAGATCTATGAATAGATCACACTGATCCTTAAGGCTTCCCATATGTAACACAGACGATCTAAAGAATCCCTAGACCACCTAAAGAACCCACTGAATCGCCTGATAACTCTTCTCTAACGCCGCCGCAAGGGGTGACACCCGTTTCGTATAGGGAAACCAGAGGAGTTCAGGAACATATTTCACCCATACGGAAGAGAACGCATCCGATGATGCAACAGGGTCCAGCGATGGCAAGTGGTCGATCGCAATGAGATCTACGCGGGGTTTCGTAGAAATCGTGCGAACAGGATGCGACCGTGTCGTATAGGTATCGTAGAGAGGGAGTGTATTGTGGGGATGGTGGGCATCACACGTGAGATCGCAAATGACGGAGAGACGCATGGATTCTGTGAAGTCAGTGAGTCGAAGAAACGGCGGGACAGGAGTCCGCACGTCCAGCCGAACCGCATGAAGAAGAATCTCATGATCCCGCACCGCCTCCACGGATGGCACGGTCTTACTCGTCCAGATGGTGGGAGTGATTCCAAACAATTTCAGCACGGCCTCGCAGGCCTTCCCCACTGTTCCATGACCAATCAAGAGCACGGAAGGGCGATGAATCTGCGTCTCCTCCATCAGGATCTGTTGATAGGTGGCCCGATGAAAGGGGCCAATATCACATAGGCCTTCGCCTCCTAGGCCTTGGGCGCCCCGCTGAGCATAGTAGGCCATGAGCGCCAGGTAGCACCCAACGTCCCCTGATTCTCGACAGAATGAGAGCACCCGTGCCCCCGCACTATCCACCATATACTCATAGTCGATGAAGGTCCCTCCACGAACTGCCGCCAACCGCTGCTCCGCCCCCTTCTGTCCGTTGAGAGCATGGGCAAAGTGGGCGAGGGTTTGTCCCTTCACGGCCGCCCCATCCATCTCTTTCAGGCCCATGACATAGGCGCGTGGCATTCCGATCCACGACCCCTGCTCCACCAGCGTCGCCCCTGCCGCCTCATACTCCTGATCGGAATAGCAGCGGTGGGCTGCGCGCTCCACAAGAAGGCGAAAGAAGGGTGCCAAGGAGGCCATGGCAGAAGGCGTCAGAGGCGTTCGGTATTCGGTGAGCGATTTCTCGGCCCGTAGCACCAACGGGGGAAGACCAAATAGATCGCGATGAAGCTTCTGAAAGGCAATGCGGTTGTAGTTCACGATCACGGGCGGCGCAGTTCTGTGAGGGGCCATGACACTTACAATGTCACCATGACGATAGGTGACAAACAACACATTGGCCAGATGGCATAGCAATTCATGGGCGGTCCGAGGCCCATTCAAAGGGCGCAACTGGAGATCCTCTAGAATCTGGTTCACTTCGAGCGCGGAGAGAACGTGAGTGAACCCTTTTCGGACGCATCCCATGATGATGTTCCCATAACGGAGAGGATCAAAGACACCACGTAACTTTAGAGCGCGAGGCGTTCGTTTCGCACAATGGATCGCGTGTTCTCCGAGCAAGATCAGAAAAAACACAAGATCGGCCAGATACTCCTCGGGAAACCAATCAAAGAAACGGAGTTCGATTCCGTGATTCTTGAACTTATTAAAATTCACATCGTAGCCGATGACATCGTTGGTATGATAGGGGGACTCTCCTAGCCCCTTATACCACGATCCCTCAGGCACCGAACAGTGGAGCAATTTTCCATTCACAGGGGCCTTGGTAGGAAACGTCTGGAGAGACACGTAACGGCTCAGCGTCACACGGAGACTTCCGATGGAGTATTGTTCTTCCTCTTTCTCAAAAGGCCGCGCGAGGGAGAGAACATCGGGTGTTCCATAACAGGCCACAAGAAGGGGTTCCACGATCTGAATGGCCTCCACCCACTTCAAATGGTCCGCCGCAAACTGGGCCTTGTCCACGATGACACCATCCTCTAGCCGCGTGGGGAGCGTCAGGTTCACGTGGTAGGTGCCACTGTTACAGAGCGCCATGTTGCGCTGATAGGTGCTTTGGAACGCCACGATTCCATAGTTGTGATCAGGGAACCGGAGGGGGCCTAAAGAGGCTGCAAGCGCAGGTGTCACGGCCGCGAGCCAGTCACGTTTCAGGTCGATCAGTTCCTGGACGCAAGTATCTACAGTGGTCTGGTAGAACTGCTGGGTAATGAACTCAATGGAGTCACCATCAAATACGACGGAGGTGTCATAGGTCCTCGCGTAGAAAGGGACATCTCTCAATAGTGTTTCGTGGAGGGATTCTGTAAAGGCGGGGTTGGGCGTTCCAACGCCGTCATAGAGCGTTCGGTGTTCTCCACGGTGATCGGTTCGCTGAAACGTGTGCGAGTTGATGTAAATGGGATACGTTAACGACTCTAAGGTGGCCAGTTCTGCCATGGACTTCTGGAGGGGTTCCGCCTTGAAATTCAAAAAGTAGTCGACGCTGTATCGCTCTCGTTTTTGACGGAGACGACGGAAGGCGGCGGCATTGCGTAGCGCGGTGCGCATCAGATAGGTTTCATTTTCAATCCCGATGCCCCAAAAGAGTGTTTGTTCGGGGGAATAGGAAGACATGTATTTCATGTGCTTTTCATCTACGATGTCGGTGAAGAGGGGCGCCGATTCTACAGGGGGCGCTACGGATGGCGCTACGGAGAGCACCAATGGCGGATGATATTCCTTCTCCCATAAAGGGTTCGTATTCAGATCAGGGAACTCATGAATTACATTATCAGGTGGCATCGGAGGCATTGCAGGAAGAGGAATGACGGAAAAACACGTCCCCATGGCATCTAGTTAGAGATCGCATAGGAAGTAATAAAATATTATTTCTAGTAGAACCATGACTTCCATTCTTCGTCGTACCTCTGCCTTTGCGGCACACGAGAAGCCCGTCACGGGCGATATCAAAATGTCCTTTGCAGGCGCAGACCATCTGGGCTGGATGAAATGCGATGGTCGATCGCTGTCCAAGGCGCAGTATGCGCTCCTTTATAATGTAGTCGGATACCAGTTCGGTGGATCGGGGGCGTCCTTTAACCTCCCGAATCCGGCAGGTGGTGTCCTCGGTGTTGTTGGTCAGCGCTCTGGCACAGTCAACACGACGCTTCATGGGCCTGGCTCGGAAGTCGGTGAGGAGACTCATACCCTGACGATTCCTGAGATGCCCGCTCACACTCATACAGGCACGACAGACGCCGCTGGAAGTGCCCCTGAATCCGAGACAGTCGTGGGAACCGTCATTGCGTCTCATACGGATGCCAGTGTCGCGGGGTCATCAACTCACACTCACACCTTTACGACCGCCTCCACAGGTGGCAGCCAGGCGCACAACAACATGCAGCCGACGCTCTTCATTGGCAACGTGTTTATCTACTCGGGTCTCCCCGCAGAGGGCTCCTACCCAGGCACCGTCGGCCTGAACCCGCCGCTGATCTAAAAAATAAAGGAACATATGATTACTCACCAGGCTCCTTCGTTACCTTTACCCCTCGCACACGACGAGACACCTCCTCCATTACATGATGAGTTGTCTCCTCATTCACCTTTGTGACAGAAGGCGTCTCCTCATTTCGTTTCACGGCCGGCTCCGCAACCGAATACCGAACCGTCTGGTAAAACGCGGCCACTTTCGGATGAATCCGAAACGCCGTCGGATCAAAGTCGTGAACATAGAGCGCCTCCAAGGAGCGGCAACGGGACAGCGACACATAGCACTGACCGAACTCAAAGTTGGAAGATCCAATGTCCACCAACGCCGACTCTAGCGACGACCCCTGTGCCTTATGAGACGTGCACGCCCATGCGAGACGCAACGGAATCTGGGATCGCGAGACAAACTCATAGTCCTCCACGGGCCAATGGTGATGCCCCACGACTTTGCGCGCACCGTTCATAAACTCCACCTCGGGAAGACCCGTTGCCCCACAGAATCCCACTACCACTCCACGGGATCCATTGACCAGCCCCGCGGCAGGATCGGTATTTGCAATGAGCATCACTTGCGCGTCCACAATCAAGAGAAGATCCACCGCATACGCCGCATCACCATCCATGTGAGAGAGCGATCGCTGAAACCCCTCATCCCCCTCCACGAAGCCCTTCGGCGTTTTCCCGTCATACACGAGCCTCGCACGATACAGGGAACGGCGCCCTTTCAACGCCTTCAGATTCGTCTCATTAATGAGTTCTACCTCAGCCCTACGGGGAAACAGAAGTGTCGGACGAATCGCATTCTCTTTCCAATTCAGCCCCTGACGGGCCTGAAGAATCGCACAGGAGGAGGGGGACAGTGCGCCCATGCGCGCCTCTTTCAGCACCCCCTGAAATACCTCGTCTCGTTGGCGGTGAATATGGGTCAGTTCGACGGCGTGAAGGATCCCGCGTTTCCAGACATCGGCCTCAAAGGCAAATCGGGTGGGATCGGGCCCGCGATTGACAGGGGGCAACTGACAGAAGTCGCCAACGAGAAGCACTTGGAGGCCGCCGAAGGGACGACGATCTCCGCGAATCTTCTGACCGAGTTCGTCCAGTTTGTCGAGAAGTTCGGCGGTCATCATGGAGATTTCATCGATCACCAAGAGGTCGGTCAGCAACCAATGTTTCAATACTTTTCGGTTTCTGCGGATTTTTGCATGGAGTTCGGCGACGGTCCCCTTTCCAATCCCAATGCCGGCCCAGGAGTAAATGGTTTTGGCCTTGTGACCGAGGAGAAGGGAGGCGCAGCCGGTCAGGGCGCACAATTGGACGCGTGGAAGGGGGTAGTCGGGATTCGTGGAGAGCTCCTGTTGTCGTTTCATTCCTGGATAGGTGGTATCCACGAAAGAAAGGAGAAAACTTTTACCGACGCCTCCGCCGCCTGTGAGGAAGACATTGTGTCCTTGGAGGAGATACTGGAGAACGGAGGATTGCTCGTCTGTGAGGTCTTGCGAGACAAAAGACGGATCGTGTGCCATATTATTTCTTGATGTGACTTTCCATGGGTTCTACGCATGTATCAATTTTATGTCAATCGGATGATCTGTGCCACCCTATCAGGATCGATCATTATGATAAAAACGATATTCCGATAGGCATCTACGAACTGGTAGAGATCATTCTCTACGTGAGAGAAGGAGGCGACAAATGTCCCCCCATCGGTATGGGGAACCGAGATGATCATGGCGTCTCCATTGGGAATCATGTGACCATTGTCTTCTTCCTCGCCTTCGCCTTCGTCTTCGCATTCCCCAGGTTCTCCTTCCTCTTCCTCCGTTTCTCCCCGTTCCTCTCGCAGATGGGCAATGTAGAGATGAAGAGCCTGTTCATGATGGGGGCGTGCCGCTGTCCAGTGTTGTCCTGATCGCCGAATAAAACACTCGGTCATCCTTTTATGTATACAATGTCGTGTTTCTTTATGCTTATGAAAGCCGTGTCTGAGACAAGAGCTGTAGAATACGCCGTCCAAATGTCGTGGCACCTACACGATCTTCCAACGCATCCGCATGAAGGCGAGTAAGAGCTACTTTAAAATCGCATACTCCTGACGGCATCGTAATCTGAATCGAGGGCTCCATATCGATAATGTGCTCCATCTGATCCGTGCGTGCCATGAGCGCGTCGTGAAGAGACCGAATACGTTCGGTCTCGTCGCGGTATACTGTGATCTCCTCCATCTACTACTAGATGGTATCCTGAGTTTAAGCCTCTATCTTATGCACGCACCGACGGTGACGCATGAAATGCAAGAAGACTGATCGGGGTGTGATAGGACACCGTGCAGACACTGGGTGCACCTTTTGAGACTTCGGCGCCGTCTGCCCCTTCCGCGCCCGACCATGACACAAACCAATGCGGAGGCATCACCAGACAGTTTCCAGGGCGCACAATGATATCCATGAATTTTAAATCGGCCACGAAAGGGGTATCCTTATTCGTCAGTTGATGGGGGAAGCATCCAGGCCACGCGGCAGGAAGGCAACTCTCTGCTGTCTCAGGGAGAATCGTGACGACAATCTCTGTCTCGACAGGAAGAATACAGGTCCATGTGGCATACGTTCGTCGGAGACCCACCTTGCCCGCCCAACAGTGATATCGAGGCATCATCCAGTAGGACCACAGAGGAGACACAAAGGAAGGGTGGAGTGTCTTCTTGGCCCAGACGGGTAGCCCAGAGACGGCTGCAATCTGTTCGGCCTGGGTATACTTCCAGGGACACACTGTCTCGGGAGTGGCCTGTGACAACCATTGGGGCAGAGTTGTCTCTTGGAACAAGGGAAGATCCATGTAACATGAACGAGCAGTTACATCCTGATGGGTCCAGCAGGCGGACAATGGAATCGACCGAATGACGAGGGGCACTTTTTCAGAGAGAAGATCCAACAAATGGGGTTGCTGCGACCATTCCATTTGATTGATACGAAATTCACAGATGGCCTGTTTATAGAAAAAAAGGAGAATGAAAAAGATGACTCCCAGGATGAGAATCTCCATGGCCTATTGGTATCCTGTAACAAAATCAAGATCGTGGGAACACGACACCATAGGCTCTTTATGATGCCACAGGCACTTTATGATGCCACAGGCACTTTATGATGCCACAGGCACTTGATGCCACAGGCACTTAATGCCACAGGCACTTTATGATGCCACAGGCACTTTATGATGCCACATGCTCTTAATGCCGTCGGGTCGATCCCAGATGTTTCTTGAAAACAGGGCGTGCACGACGTGTGAAACGGAGCCGCCGTTTCAATGACGTTTTTTCAATATGTGCATGATTCCACACCGTAGAGGTCTCTTCTGGATCAGAAGTAGAAGCAGCAGAAGCAGCAGAAGCAGCAGAAGCAGAAGCAGGGCTCAGGAGAGCAATCGCCTTATCGATCCATTCATGAGGGAGCACGCCCGTATGAAGCGCATGAGAAAAGAAGGATGAATCTGCAGGAATGTGCGTGGTCACCAATTCAATCAACACATCTTCCATGCCATCCACGGTCTCAATCTTTTTCTCCCGTCCTGTCGCCTGAAAGGCCTCCACCCAGCACCGACGATATGCTTCTTCTCCCTTGTTTCCCCATCGCAACTGCGTGTCCATGATAAACCCATAGTGAAGGCCAATCTCATCGAATCGCGCCTCTAGATCAAAAGAGAACGTCGGTGTCCGAAGGACCGTCCCTGACAGTTCCACCGTACCCTGTGCGATGTCCTCCATGACAATAAAGCAACCGTAGAGATGGTTTTGAAACTGTAAAGAACGTAAACCCGTGACACCTGTAGCAGTAGTAAGACACACCTGACGAATCGCTTGGACGTCCATTCTTCCTAGAACGAAGGATCTCTCCTCTTCGAACGGAACGCATACCAAAGGAACGCGGGATGACAGAATATCTATTAGAATTCTCCCATGGATCCGTTGCCCTGAATGAAGAGCAATATCGTGTCGTAACGAGCCCCTCCTCCGAAAACCAGCGCATTCTGGCTTCCGCGGGATCCGGAAAAACGACTACGATCACTGCGCGGATTGCCTATCTCGTGGAAGAATATGGCATGGATCCCAGTCGGATTCTTCTTCTCACCTTCAGTCGCGCCGCAGCGCAAGAGATGATCCACCGTGTGGAACGTCTTATTGGGACCGCCCCCCGCTACGCGGGCACCTTTCACGCCATCAGTCATCAGATCCTTCGTGAGGAGGCCCCCCAGTCCATTGCAGACCAGCCCTTTATGGATGAGCTTCCCTATCGGCTCGTCACCTGGCTTCAGTCCGAATCGGGGAAAACATGGGCCAGTCGCTTTCGCACGATCATCGTGGACGAATTCCAAGACATCAACGACATTCAATGGAAATTACTCTCCTGCTTTTATCATCCATGGGCCACCATGACGATCGTGGGAGATGATGCACAGAACATTTATACCTGGCGGGGTTCCTCAGTGGACTTCATCCTGACATTCCATGAAAAGATCAAACGGGTGGTGGACTATCAACTCTGTCGCAATTATCGGTCCATGGAATCCATTGTGACGATTGCGAATGCGGTCATGCGATTCATCCCAACGCTCCCGTTCAAAGAGAAGATGATGGCGCACCAGAAGGGTGGGCATGTGCCCGAGGTCCATTTCTTTTTTCGGTCGTCGGATGAAACCGATTGGATTGTGAACTCGGCCATTCGTCTGCGGAGACAATGTCCCACTCTCACCATTGCGATCCTCTCACGATACAATCACGATCTCTACCGAATGGAGGAACGATTCCATGTCAAACGGGTGCCCTATGAGCTCCATCATGAAGAGAGGGACAGACGGGGGCCTCAACCACCACAACCTCCCCAGCCGCATCAGCCCCCTATTACCCTCGCCAGCATTCATGGGAGCAAGGGGCTCGAATGGGACATCGTCTTCTTCATGAATCTCCACGATGACATCTTCCCTTCTCGTAAGAGCGATGAGGAGATCGTGTGTGAGCGTCGTCTCTTCTACGTGGCGGTCACACGAGCCAAGAAGGGACTTTATCTAACCTATTCTCGCCAAGAACGAGCCCTCTGCCGATTTGTCCGTGAGATCCCCCGCCCCTTCCTCCGTTTTCACAATGTGGCCTCTTTTCAACTGAGCACACAAGAGGCAGCCGTCCCCCTCTTATCCGTAGAGGACATGATCCGAGGCCTGGACGGTGCGGACTGGAATGAGCTCCGTGCGAAAGGGTGGGTTCCCGCAGCGACCCAGGTTCAGACCGATTCCATCTATCCGTTTGGACAGCAGTTCACGATGCCTGAGTGGGTGCGCACCAACGATGTTCGTGAGACATGGACGGAAATGATGCGATGGGTGACCCTTCGAGAGTGCGCCCGCATTCGCCAGACCATGGAGGAACTCCGCACTCCCGCGATCTCAGAGACTCTGCTGACGCTCCGCATTTATCGCGAGGACATTCCCTTTTGGGAACTCTACGAAGTGGAAATGGAACAACTCGCACACCTGTTCTTGAAGCACACCCCTACGATGCCACCGATTGACTATGCGCAGTTACAGGACTATGTGACACAGAAGCTAAGACATCTCACATGGACGGTCGAAGAGATGTCCCATGCCGTCCTGATTCTCGCCAAACTGCGGGGACAATTGAGACCGCTCCGTCATGCGGGATTTGATCTGAATGAGTTCACGTTTGGATGGGTGCGTTCCTCGGTCCCCACGGAGATGCGCCCTGAGATTCTTGCGAGTTGGCATCGGGTCATGGATGCCACTCAACCGTCTCATGCGATCCTCGGAGACCTCTGGCGCATGGCGGCGATCCGATCGGTCGCAACAGGCCGAAACATCCCTCTGTATCAGCATGCCACCGTTCTCCCTCATCTTCTCTTGAAAGAGCAACAGGACATTGTCCAACAACTGGAAGTCGCCGTTCCGCGATGGTTGATGCCCCATGTGACCCAGGACAATCCTGTGATTCATTTTATGTTTGAGGTGGATGGTCTTCGTCCGTTATCCTTTGAATTGATGACGGAAAAAGGCGCCTATGATCTATTTTTCGACCCGACGTTTGTCCCGAGAACCGATGACAAAATACGGATGCTCTTGAAGCAATATGTGTATGAGGAGGTGTTCGATCGTTCCTTAGAGAGCATGGGATGTCTTAATCTTGCCACGGGAATGATTCATGAATACAAGGTGACGTCTACCATACGGGCGCAGCTGAGCCAGATGTGGCAATACCTACAAATGAAGTACCGCTTGAATTTGTAACCGCCTTAGAAACCATTCGTTCTTGAGAGGCTCCACCAGGCTGGGGAAAGGCGGGGGCGTGTTGAGCAGATCGGCGTGCCTGGGAGGTAGGGGGCATCTGATTGACGCCGCCGTGAGGCATGGGGGCACCTTGTGGCAGCCCCCCGCGTTTCGCATAAAAGATCTGTGCGCCATACCGATCCTGTTTGGTGGGATTGTGAAACAGACGACCGCTTCGTTCAAAGTAGGCCGTGTCATTGGCCGAACGACAGGTTGTCCCATCGTTGCGAAGAAGCGCCTGGGGCATGGACAGTTCTGCGACGAATACATCCGTCGCATTGCGATCGGGCATGCTGCCCGAGTGTTCTGCGACGAATGCGCTCACGGTCGCTTTCCGATCAGGCAACGTGCTACCCGCAACATACATGTTGCTCCCCGCAGAGGGGACATACTGACTCGTCGTGCATCCACGATCCAGACGTTGATCCAGGGTGCGTAGAACCGACTCTTGATCGATGGCGGCAGAGTAGCGACCGGGCGGATAGACCCCTCCGCCCATGGGAAACACCATATCTGAAGGAGGGAGTGGTGCCTCTCGGGTCGGTGCACTCGTTTTGTATTCCATACAGACCTTTACCAAGGGCCGAAAGTCTTCGGGCAACGTAACATGACGGGTGGGGAGAATATGACGGAGCATTTTCGTCGGATCCCAATGAGACGTCAGGCACACAGGAGGAAACAAATTACCCTTCACGGTGGGAAAGGGATAGGCGCTTACAAAGGGTGAGGGCTGGCTCATCGTATTATGTCTTATTATTATGTTTTATTATTATTTGGATTATCTTTGGACGTGATTCCCAGATAGGCCATACGTCGTGGATCATTAGGAATGGGGATGGTAGGGAGTTGTCCCCATCCCGATTCACGGTTGGCAAAGCTGACCTCTTCGTCAATCTGAAACGTCGCATTCCACTCATTGATTTCCATCGTAAAAGGGAGATACTGCCAGGCGGGTGTGAGTTGGTCATCGTCATAATAGATTTTAAAATCCAGGTGATCCAGTTTCCCCAACGGCACATCGAGCACGACGGGGTTCTGAATGACGGTTTGGGAAAGGCCCGTATCACCGACGGCACCCATGAGGATTTTGGCCGCCATGAGTTTTACCTGACCCGTCGTTTCATTGGAAACCGCATAATTCTCTTTCATACCAATGTCCATATTGTTAAATCCAAACTCGGTGTTCATCTGAATGAAAAAGTTCGTATTTCCCGTGGACGTAATGTCCGCAATCGAACTGAGAAGATTGAAGTGACCGATGGTTTGATTCATGAGTCCCATGCGATAATTCAGTCCACGAATGGCAGTGTCCACGGGAAGACAGGAATACCAGGAATTGACGAGATCCTGTATGACTGCACAGCAGATGGCCCCACAGTCCTCAGGAGTGGCCTGCGCCAGCCCTGCAGCAGTATATCCAGGGACATAGAGGGACTGATTCGTGATAAAGGACACAGGGAGACTCTGTTGGATCGTGTAGGACTGTGTTTGAATCGTCTGATCGGGCAACACACCCGTATATTTCGTGGAAACATAGTCATGATAATCCTGTTGGACATGTCCATGGAAAGAAGATAGCGTCTGCGTTGTCGACTGATGAAGATCATAGTAGCCCGACAGGGAACTGTGGTAGTCCAGAAAGTTCGTGAATGTCATCCCCATCCCTCCATAATTCCCATAGATCCGCCCGATCGTGCTCTGGTAGGCAAACATCGTGGTAAACTCCTCATCTGCATGAAGATCATCCATGTGAAACGTAGATTCTGACGTGACATGTTCCACACCACCCTGGTAACGATACCCTGACGCCATGTGATAGTGGTTCAACACCGTGCTCAGATTCAGCTCCAGGTGTTTATAGATAGAGGCGTAGCCGATGGTATCCTTTTTAAGGAGCGGGATAGAATGATGCTGGAGACCGTGAGCGCTCAGCTGTTGCGCCACGATGTCCGCATGTTTTCGTTTAAATTCCCGTTGAAGCGAAGGGTGAAGCGTATCATGGACCGATCGAAAACGCCGATCCGAATCGCTGTAGGACCAGATGTATTTATTGACATTCCGAAGTTCAAACGTCAGATGGCGGCGATAGACATCGAGTGCCCCTTGATTCAGACGGCATACCTGTTCATAGACAGCACTGTCCAGACCCAAGAATCCCCCCATCACCTGTTGGTAGATCTCGTCAAATGTCGTAGAGGGGTCCACTTGGAGAAAAGGGAGCGCTCGTTGCGTCGCGAGCGCCTCTTTCAGAACAGGATAGTAATATGAATTGAACGCGATGGTTTCCGTAATGACTGGAAAAGAGTCGATATGTTGCTGTGAATAATAGGTATTCATGATGTCCTCTTTGGTGTGCGTTCCAAGTCGGCGCAGAGTTGCATCGGACTCAAAGGAATCACCAGGCTCATTGAATAAGACCAGAATATCCCGCGTATTCATAAAGATGTCGCGAAATGAATCGTATGTGATGAGATTGAAGGGGGGAGTGCGATTGGCCTTCGTAGTCAGCTCTTGAGCGATCTGTTTATTGTTATACGTGCCATCGGAGAGGGACAGGGTCACCAGAAGGGGTTCGCCGACATGATTCACTCGGCCGGCCTCGATCATCCCTAGGGTATTCGCCTGTGTGGTGCAGTTCATGACATTAATACAGGTGCTGATACAGGTAGAGGGGATCCCCTTTTCCAATAGAGCTGCCACAAGGGAACTCGTAAAGATGGCGGTTTGCGACAGATTCGCCGCGCTATTAGGAAAAGACAACTGCACGAGCTGAAACTTTGTGACGTTTTTATAGACGCGAGGGAGCTTGATCTGAAAGTTGTAAGGAGTGGGATAGGACTTTTTATCGCGATTGGACGATTTAAGACTGAATAGACTTGTCTTGACCGTTTTGGGAGGATCCAGGTAAACCATGTCTTTCGTGGTATCCATGCTCTTGTCTATGAAGAAGGGCGCATTGGCAAGCGATCCACGCCCACGAACCTGTTGGGAGATATTCATGGACTTCGACTGGGCTTGCGCATAAGCCGCATCCGTCACTGTTTTTCGATCGACCGTCACGTTTTTGATTGCCCCTGTCACGGGAGCCGCCACGCCTGGCGCCCCCGTCATGACCGCGCCCGTGGGAGTATTGATAATGTTGCTCGTGAGCACGCGCTTGATCGCAGGAAGGGGCTCATCGGAAAGAAGAGGGCCATCGGTGGGGGCCCGAATGAGGGCATAGCGCGAATCACGTGCCTGTCGAATCCGACGAAGCTCATTGGGATCCTCTTCGGCTACATACTCATCCTCCGTTTCGTCTGTGCCTGAGTCACCTGACTCGTCACCCGACTCGTCACCCGACTTCTCATCTTCATCGGATTCATAGGGAGTATAGTCCGCAAGGGGGCGACTCATTCTATCTCCATGGTTTGGATTTTCTTTATATGAGATCTAAAGGGCGCCCCAGAAGGGATCAGTAATGGACCAAGATACCGCACACTATCATGATTCGGAAGTCTATCAGGATCGTGAAAATACAAAGAAGCAGAATGCAAACCTGTTTCTCTCCAATAATGCAAACCCATTTCTGATTTCGCCCTATAACTTTCCTTCGTTGGCGGCGTATGCAAAGAACGACGTAGTTGATGACATTTCCTCTATCATTTCCTCCATTGTGGCGAGTCTCGCCGCTGTCATTGATTTGAATACGTATACGCTGACGATCAGCACGATCACTCCTATCAATTCTATTTTGGATCCCAACCAGCAAATTCGTATGTCAGGCACGATCCTTCAATTCGACGGTCTGAATACACTGAATCTTTCGAGTGTCAATGCCATGACGATTACATCGGGCTCCACCCTTGCGATCACGTCGCCTCTCACAGCGGTGTCACAGCTTCTCATCGCATCTACTCTTCGAACGACGAATTTCTCAGTGTCTACCTTTCAGGGATCATTGGGGACCTTTAGCTCCCTGACGACAAGTTCTTTCGTGGCGAAGATCATCAGCACGATCGATCTCTCTATAAAGGATTTTCAGGCATCGAGTGGAGTAGTAAGCACCATTCAAGTCAGCACGCTCACGGGAACGAACGCCGCCTTTAGCACGATAGCGACGAGCACCCTCAGCCTTCCCAATCTTGTGACGGCAACGGCTACCATTAGCACCCTCACGGCGAGCACGGTGATAGGAAATAATGCAGCAATCAGTAGCCTGACGGCGAGCACGTTCAGCGTAAGCACTCTCACAGGTGCATCGGCCTTCTTTAGCACCCTCTCTGCCAATGGGACAACGATCCTATCTACCCTGGCCACAAGCACGGTGACAGGGTCCATTGCGGTCTTTAGCTCTCTCAGTGCCAGCACCTTCACTGTGTCTGCCATTTCCCTGACATCCCTGACGGTCAACACTCTCATTACGAATTCGACGATCACGACAAGCACGCTAACAAGCATCAATGCCACGGTCAGCACGCTAACAAGCATCAATGCCACGGTCAGCACCATGGGAATCTCCACACTGACCCTGAATAATCTAGTGGGTGACGACGTGTTCATCAGCACACTTGCGGTCAGCACCCTCTCAAGCATCGCGACGGACGTCGTAAATGGCCGACAATTTAATGGAAGCACTGTGACGGTATTACGTGGCACGTTTAATTCTACGATCACCAACTCTACGACGAATACGAGCACGCTCCTTACGATTAATGGATTTTTTAGCACTCTTACGACAAGCACGATCCTCGCAAGAAATGTGACGATCAGCACGCTTACCGTGAGCACCCTTACGAACAACTCTACGATCACAACGAGTAGCATCATTGGGGTTCGTGGATTTTTAAGCACGCTTCAAGTCAGCACACTGACGGCAAGCACGATACTAGGGAGCAATGCCGTGGTGAGCACCCTTACAGTGAACTCTACCCTAACGACAAGCACCCTATTGGGAGACTATGCACTCATCAGCACCGTTACGATTTCCAATGATCTCACGGTGAACTCTACTCTAACGACAAGCACCCTATTGGGAGACTATGCACTCATCAGCACCGTTACGATTTCCAATGATCTCACGGTGAACTCTACTCTAACGACAAGCACCCTATTGGGAGACTATGCACTCATCAGCACCGTTACGATTTCCAATGATCTCACGGTGAACTCTACTCTAACGACGAGTAGCATCATTGGAGTTCGTGGATTTTTAAGCACGCTTCAAGTCAGCACACTGACGGCAAGCACGATACTGGGAGATGCTGCGACAGTGAGCACTCTTAAAGTGAGTTCGATACTAACGGTAAGCACGCTTTACTTTTCGAGTTTGGTGATGCTTCCTGGGTATCTCACAGCACTCGATACGGGATACACAAACTCGATGGTGATTCAGATTGGAGTGAACACGTGTCTGATTCCTGTGGTGGTCTTATAAGGTGGGGACGAACCCCACACCCCTCTCCTATGGAGCGGGCGTGTATTTGCCTATATTATGTGGAACGTGTAGTGCCCTATATAAAGTCAATAGGGATAGTAATATATAAGAATGAGTGAAGAAACATGGGTAGAGCAGAGTCGCTATCAAACCCTACGAGAATATAAAGTAATTTCACCTCATCAGATCGAAATCATTTGTCACGATGTGTTGTATTGTTCTTTTGGGGGCCATCCTGATCATATGACTTCTATCGATCCTGATGGGGGACCTTATTTATCGGTGGGAAGGATGATTCGATCGTATCAGATCAAACGTATCATTTCTTATCAGCCGTGGAAGAGACAAAAAGATAAGATAAGGATCGTATTGGAAGTAAAGAGTGGGGAAACGTAGTGTCCCCACACCCCTCTCCCATGAAGTAGGTAAATACCTAGTCATCTCCAAGAGAGAGGGGTGTGGGGTTTACGAAGTTCTAAGAATGTCTCCACGGAGAGGGGTGTGGGGTTTACGAAGTTCTAAGAATGTCTCCACGGAGAGGGGGCTAGGGGGACGCTAGGCGTCCCCCTTTAGCTGCAATGATACGAGCACCCCACAAACGCAGCCCTATATGTCACACCCTCATGCGTTACTGTGATACACCGATAGGCGTCGCTCTGAAGATCGAATAAACACGACATCGTCGCCTTCGCCACCGTATAATTGTGAAGCACATCATCATCCTGTCGCCGCCCATAGCCAGGAACCGAACTCGAACAAATGAAATCGCCATTCTCGATCGGCCCCGCCACATCCGTCACCCACACCGCTCCTTCTCCTAGTCCATTGACGCGCACCATCGTATTCAGACGATCTCCCCACTCCGTCGTATCATCACAGGAAACAGTTCCGTCCGTATTATAGGAGTCGTTCTTGACGTTCGTGAGAACACCCCATACTGCCTTATCCATGTCCTTTGTCGTTAACTGAATATAGGGAAGCGCCTCGGTAATCGTAATGGCATCTCGACCGGTCGTCACCTCCCCCGTCACAGGATTGATAGAATAGTATCCCTTATCTGCCGAACTCACAATGAGTCCCACATACTTCGCCACATTGTCCTTGAGCAACATCTCCCCGTCTACAGGCTGATTGGCGTGTTGTCCCGTGAAATAGGTGCTGGCACCCAGAATGGACCGAAACGGCACCGTGCCAGACGTGCCATAGACATACAGACTCGTGCCATACATCGTAGGCATAAGTGTGGCATATGACAGACCCGTCAACAATGTCTTGGAGGCTGCGTCTGCGGGCATGGAATTACTGACGACGAGCAACCCGTTCGTAATGCTGGTAGAGGACACAACGTGAAGACGGGCCCGAGGGACGGTGGTGCCGATTCCCACCGAGCTCGTAAAGGTATTAAAGCCCGATCCGTTAAAGGCGTTCCCGCCTGACAAATAGGCCCGAGCATCGATCTGGGGCTGAATAAAGTCCGTCGCTCCCACCAAGTAGTTCAGTTCTTCAGAAGACGCGTGGGAAGAGGAGAGATAGTTAGAGTCGTTACTCACAATGGCGCGACCTGGTGTAAGCGCATTGATTTGGAAGTCTTGAACGGCATACGTGGACGCAATGGTAATGCTATTGGTATAGACATCCGTAAACGTGGCGGAGGAGACATAAATCGAATCAGAGGGAGTCAGTACTCCATTGAGGCCTGTGACAAGCACACGATTCTGTTGAACGGGATCGTCATAGGGACCGAGGAGATAGGTATTGTAGCGAGAGGAATCGTTATAGGTTCGAATGATTAAGGGACCACTGTTGACGGAGACGATCCCACTGGATAGACTCATCTCTAGCATCAGACAAGAATGAAATGTTTCACATGCTCCACGTGTTCGTGTCCATAAGAGGCCATATTTAATATCCGGAATATTCAACAGAATGCCGGCAGGTGGAGGGCTATTACAACTGGTGGCAACCGGCAAGCAGGATTTATTCCTGACGGGAAACCCGCAAATAAGTTTTTTCAAAATGGTCTATCGGCGTCATACAAATTTCGCAGTAGAATCCCAGGCCATGTATTTCGACGGCACCCCCAACTTTGGTCAGCGCATCACATGTCTCATCCCTCGCCGCGGAGATCTCTTAGGGCGTGTCTATATGGAAGTTGTTCTCCCACCGCTGAGAGACATCAGCGGCAACCCTCTGTCGTATACAAGCTCCATTGGACATGCGTTAATTCAAGAGATCACATTTGAAGTCGGTGAGCAAGAGATTGATAAACAGACGGGCGAATGGATGGAGATCTGGACCCAATTGACTACCTCGCTTTCCCAGCGTGAGGCTCTGAATCAGTTGATCGGGCGCACGTCTCTGTATAATGCAGCCGATGTCCTTTCCGCAGGTGCATCAGGTCAGATTCGGCTCCTTATTCCGCTTCAGTTCTATTTCTGTAATAATCCTGGGCTCTATCTGCCCCTCTTGGCGCTTCAGTATAGTCCCATTCGCATTACAGTCACGCTCCGACCTCTTTCGCAATTGTTTTGGGTCTCTCCACCGCAACCTCCTCTCACCCAAGAGAACTGGAATCCCGCATGTTCTACGAATGTGGACTGCACCATTCACCTGACGAGCATCCAGTTATGGGGCGATTTTGTCTACTTGGATACGGAGGAGCGCCGTGCGTTTGTAAGCAAGACTCATGAATACTTGATTGAGCAAGTTCAATATACCCCTGCGCAGTCCCTGACAGCCCAACAGAATACGGCAACCATTCAAGTGGAATTCAATCATCCCATCAAGGAGTTCATTTTTGTGGCGCAGAGAGACACCATGGCCACCCGTAATGAGTGGTTCAATTATAGCAATTTGGCAAAAGCAGAAACGACCCCTGCACTCGTTCAGCCGTTTCTTAACAGTAAATCACCAGCGGACCGTTTGGACCTGATTTCCACTGCGAAACTCCAATTGGATGGATATGACCGGTTCACAAAGCGCAGCCCTGAATACTTTCGTCTTCAGCAACCCTATGATCACCATACCACGACTCCGGTCGACTCCTTCCTTTACAATTATTGCTTTGCGTTGCGACCGGAAGACATCCAACCGACGGGCACGATGAATGCGAGTCGCATTGACAGTATTGTCTGGCAGTTCGAGATGAACACGGTATTGACCAATCCGCTGATGCCTCTGTGGCAACAACGCGGTCCTTGTCAGATCCGCATCTATGCTCATAATTATAATGTGTTTCGTGTGATCAATGGATTTGGCGGACTTCTTTTTACGGTATAATGCCCTCGCCCTTAGAACGATATGCAAGACGAGCGCACGACAAACGCAAAACAAACGCAAGACAAGCGCACGAGAAAAAGAGACAAAAAAGACCTCTTATCACAGTAATGAGCACGGAGGTGTCCCAGCTGAAATATTGGCGGGAAGAGGAAAAGAACAGCAACAGCAATGCCAACTCCAATAACAGTGCCACAACAGATACTCTGTCCTATCACGTCTTCCTGGGTCTGTCCGTTCTGGGAGGTGCAATTGGTCTCGATCATCTGTATCTTCGTTCCCCCTTGACGTTTCTTGCGAAATGTGTCGTCAACATGCTCTTCTTTGGCGTCTGGTGGTTTTATGATGCGGCCCAAGCGATCTTCAACAGTGATGTTGTGAAAGTCTATGGTCTGGGTGTGCCAGGTCTAGGCCCGAAGGGCATTGCAGCGGGTGTCTTGTCCAGCGACACACCCAGTAAAAAGCATATGAACTTTTTTCTCTATGGGCTAGCACTCATCTTTGGAGGGAGCTTTGGACTAGACTCTTTCCTCGTGGGGGAGAAACAATCGGGCCTTATTCGTCTGATTTCCTTGATCTCCATCATCGGTATCCCGATCTCTTTTGGACAGTGGGCCTATAAATTGTTTACGTTCTTTTTCTACACGAAGACGGTGACATCCAAATACAAGGATTTCTTTGGAGCACCTGGAGAGTCCACGGAGGATGAGGCCTCAGGATTTTTTACACGCATCATCATGCGGGTTCTGGATGCCGTTCGCGGTCCTGCAGAAATCATACTCAAGCCTGTGACGGATACGGTTCAGATGGGTATCAAGACGGTAGGGGAGACGGTAACGACAGGACTTCAAACGGTGGATCGAACGGTTGCTCTTGGTCAAACGGTGGTGGATAAATCAAGCCAGATTGCGACCCAGGTAACAGGGGCAATCGACGCGCTGTCCCAGGCGGGATCGTTTCTTCCTGCGACGTCTCTGTATTCTAGTGTCACTCCTGAATCGGTCAAGAGCGCTCTTTCAACCGATGGAGCCCCTGGCGAATCTGTGAAAGGGGCGAAGGCGGCTCAATCGGGCGGTTCCCAAGGCTCCCAAGACCTAAACGCATCCTCCTACGTTCTCCTAGGAACTCTCCTGATCGCCGCCTGTTCAGGATTCATTGCCACCTTTCTCCGCAGCAACTTTCGTGGTAAACATGTCCCACAACGAGATGACTCCCCTCCCGAGCCAGGAGTTTTTCGAGAGTCTGATCAAAAAGGATCAACCGCATGAGCCCATTGTCATGATCCGTTTTGGTGCCGATTGGTGTGGTCCGTGTAAGCGACTGGATACGAAGGCCCTTCTGGATCTTAGTCCGCAGATTACGTGGTATTATTGTGATCTGGATAAGAACGATTATACACCAGGCTATTGCGGGGTGAAGAGTATTCCGTCCTTTCTTGCGATTGTGAATGGATCTCCTCAACCGCTCCTTCAGAGCTCCGATACGACGAAGGTCATTGATTGGATGCGAGGCGGTTTTAAGAAGGCATAAGAAGGCATAAACCATTCACTGCCCTGCTAGTAATAGTCGCCACACGATATGCTATTCTCTCATGAATCATTCATGGGATCATAGAATACACCGCGACAAGACAGCGACAAGACAGCGACAAGACAACTACGAAGCAAACATCACACGCCCGCGTCCCTCCTTCACCTCATACACATTCCATCCCTCTGTATACACTCGCATTTCACACTTCCGTTGAGCCAGAAAGGGATTGCTCTGAATATTGGCGAGTTCTAGATACAGGGTGGGGCGATCCGCCGTGCTGAGATTAACCGATCCCTCGGGTTGTCGCTCGATCGGATACACGGAGCCAAACCCATCTCCCGTGGACCATTCCATCACGCCGATGAAGCGCCCTGGCGCATTCTCTGAACTGGCCAGCACAGCCATCTGATCCCACACCAAGGGTTTCAGCACATCCTCTCGATCCCTTCCCGCAATGATCAGCTTCAGACGATAATAAAAGCGCCCAGCAGGCTCTGTTTCGGGCTGTGTCTCGGTCGGCGCATGATCGTCAAAATAGTCGTTCCGAAAGTCATCGAGGCGATTTGTGCGGAGTGCATTGGATGATCGGAAAAACCAGAAGAGGCGTTCGGTCGGATGGCGCCCTTCCAGGATTCGCGTCACAGCAGAGGCACCCCCTTTGTCCAATGAGATGAAATCCAATTCCCCAAAGGAGAACTGATTTTCAAACATACGACGAAAGGGGATCGTGAGGGTCTGTGTGCGAAGCGTCTCTTGAACCTCGGGAGAGACATAATGCTGAACAGTGGAGAGCAATACAGTGGGAGCACTGATCTTAACACGGCCGAGTGGCGAAAACACATGAGGGGATCCATCAGAACATACATACTGAAAGGCGGGGACGTTCCAGGGAGCAGGTTTGTGAGTGTCATCGCTACAGACGACGAGATCCTCTAGATTGCGAAGAGTGATCCGAAGTCGAAGGGTCTGCCAGGGCATAGCGGTCAAAGGGAAGCCTCCGTCGCCTGGACACTGCATCCCAGGGAGCGGAAGGTAGATGCGAAGGGCGCCAGGGGTGGCGCGCAACTGGATCCCACGATTCACCTCTTGGCCATGGAAGGTCTCTTTCCACCCCCCTTTTTCCAAGGCGAGAAAGCGACTGTTCCGTGACCCCTCAGTATGCTGTTTTGCAAGAAGACCGTCTCCGCTCCACTCCTGAATCAAGAACTGATCCTGATAGAATTGGATGCGCTCAAAGAGATAATAGCCGACGCCATTCACGTATCCATAAGATGCTCCCGTCTGGGTCGTAATGGGATAGAGTCCATTGGCTACTTCAGGATCCATCGGCATGCCTCCTACTGCAACGGGAAGAGGAGGGAACCAGGAGGGGAGAGTAACGTCCAGGGCACATTCCGTCATGATATCGGCATACCGATCAATCTCTACTTCAAAGGTGGTTCCAAAGGCGGTGCCGTTCAAGGGGACTGCGGTGCGTCGTTCGGCCAAATGAGGGACGGAGGAGGAATAACGTGGATCATGAACAAAGGTGCTTTCTGGTTCGTCCTTTACAAAATACCGATCTTTCACTCCACGCGCCACCAGTTCAAAGAGGGCGCCCTGACCACTGGATGCGTTCACTCGTGCCATCTACTAGGAGAGATGCTTCAATCTTCTTAGATCATGTCTAAAAAATTGAGCGGCCTTATACCGACAGCAAACACACAAAACAACCAATAGTAGACATCACTTCGTATTCGCACTTCGTATCCATGTCCCTCGTGATCGTCGAGTCACCAGGAAAGTGTAAAACCATCCAAGGATATCTCGGGCACGGATGGCGTGTGATGGCGTCCATGGGACATCTTCGAGCGCTCGTTCCTGCCCTGGATTCGGTGGGCATCACCAAACAGTTCGAGCCGACGTATGAATGGATCAAGGAGAAGGCCGCAACAATCAAGGCGCTGAAAGAGGCGGCGAAGGAGGCTACCGAGATCTATGTGGCGGCAGACGATGATCGGGAGGGCGAATTCATTGCGTATTCGGTCTGCCTTTTACTGAAACTGAACCCTAAGACGGTCAAACGCACCGTGTTCCATGAAATCACAGAGGCGGCCATTCAGCACGCCATTCACCATCCACGACACATGGACATGAATCGTGTTCATGCGCAACAGGCGAGATCCATGCTAGACATGATGATCGGATTTACGATCAGCCCTCTTCTCTGGAAGTATGTGGCCCCGTCCCTCTCCGCGGGGCGCTGTCAGACCCCTGCGCTGCGTCTAGTGGTGGAACGAGAGGATGCGATTCAATCGTTTCAGGCTTCCTCTAGCTGGAAACTGACGGCCATGATGCGTCTTTCCTCTGCCTCTGCCTCTGCCTCTGCCTCTGCCTTTGGCATGACGATGGACGATGAATTGGAAGACGAGGAGTCCGCACAGAATTATCTGGAGCTCGTTCATGCGACTCCGCATGCGACGGTTCTCCATATAGCCACGAAACCATGGACAGAGTCTTCTCCTGACCCTCTGATGACGAGCACGCTTCAACAACAGGCCAGCGCACTCTTCCATATGAATCCACAGAGCACCATGCGCATTGCCCAATCTCTCTATGAAGCAGGTCATATCACGTATATGCGAACGGATCAGGCGGTCTTGTCCGAGGATGTCAAGCGAGAGGCGCGGGAATGGGTCGCTGCCCATGTGGGGCCTACCTACGTGTCTCCAGAGGACCTAAAGGCCGCAGCAGGGGGCTTAAAGGAAGCAGTCTCCGCCCAGCAGGCTCATGAGGCCATCCGCCCCACCCACATCACCACTCTTCATGCAGGAAAGGATGCGCAGGAGCAAAAGATCTATCGCCTGATCTGGCAGCGAACCGTTCAGTCTGTGATGTCTTCCGCAAATGGAGAAACAGATCACATGACGTGTCAAGTGGATGGTGATGAGTTCCGATGGAGCACTTCATGGAGACGAACGATTCACGAGGGATGGAAACGAATTGGTCAGGTGGCGAATCTGGACAGGCAAGAGCAAGAGCAAGAGCAAGAGCAAGAGCAAGAGCAAGAGGAAAAGGAAAAGGAGGTTCCGCGACACTCTCTTGTCCCAGGGGACCGATTGGAATGGATCACCATGAAGGCCGAGCCCAAAGAGACCAAGGCCCAAGGACGCTACACAGAGGCGCAATTGGTGAGGGCCCTGGAAACCCACGGGATCGGTCGCCCCTCCACATTTGCCTCGCTTCTCTCCATCATCCAGGAGAAGAAGTATGTGGAGTGTGTGGATCTCCCTCCGCGACCCGTTCCTGTCAAAGAATGGTCCATCGTTCCGCACCAATGGCCGCCGACCGCTACCGCATTGGTCAAGCAGGTGGGGGCTGAGAAAAAGAAAATGGTTCCTACGCCGTTAGGACGAGCTGTTCTTCACTTCCTCCTGACACACATGGAGGATCTCTTTGCCTATACGTTTACGGCTCACATGGAACGGCGGCTGGATGCGATTGCAGAAGGAGAGGAAGAGGTTGCGACACTCCTTTCTGATACGTGGAGATCGTATCAGGATCGATATGAAGGGCTTCTACAAGGCCAAAAAGATCCGAAGGGACAAGCAGCACAAGGAGCACAAGGTCAACCAGAGAAGCGTCGCACCTTTTCAGAGGGCCTTCTGGCCGTTCAAACCAAGAAGGGACCTCTCTTGCTGAAAGAAGGATCTACAAAAGCGGACACGGTGTTCTATGGATGGCCAAAGAAGGCCACCTGGGATTCTCTGACGGACGAAGAGGCGCATGCGTTTGTAAAAAGCCAAGAAGAGAAAATGGGGCAAGGAGAGGAGTTGGGAGAATGGAAAGGAACACCGATGATCCGTAAAAAAGGGAAGTTTGGTGAGTATGTTCAATGGGGCACGGTGTCGGTCTCTCTTGTCCAAGGGGAGTCTCTGGAGGCTCTTCAGGCTCGCCTGGAGGCAAAGGAAGCAGGTGGGAGTGCAGTGCTCGCTACGTTTGCGTCCTATGTCATACGAAATGGTCCCTATGGCCCCTACATCATGAAGACGTCCGTTCAGAAGAAACAGTATGTGTCTCTTCCGAAAGGAGTGGATCCCTCCGCGCTGACGGAAAAGGAAGTGGCCGCGCTGTATCAACTGGGACTCCAGAGCAAAAAGAAGCGCCCTTCGTAGATGGCAAAAGGGAAACTGGCGACTCGACGACGAAAGAAACAGACGAAACGGACCAGACGGCATAAAAAAAGACAGCAAGGAGGGAGCGATCAAGACATAAAAGATTTGCTAGATCTGTTTTTTCCAACGCTTCGTAGATATGTGAACAATGGTAAGGTCTATCTTTTTTGTAATATGTCGGAACATGATCGCCATCCTGTTATCGATCTTAACACAAACCCTGCGTCTGCTGACTCACAACTTATTTACTTCGAGATCATTCCCCCTATGATCAAGCTACACTCGTTACAGCGGTGCCCTGGTCATTCAGGAACATCCATCCTTCAACGGATCATGGCAATGGGACGACTCTTATCTCTTGATCGGATCGAACTGGATGATGCCAGTATGGTTGGATGCGACTATCTTCTCTATACCCTTTCTATCCTTCAACATGGAGAAACGTGGTATCATCGCATGGGATTCCGATCAGCCGATTATGAGGAAGACAAAAAGATCCATGAAGCCCTACGTCATCTACCCTTTGATGTATTTGTTCCTTACATGTTTCGTAAATATGGACGTAATACGAGTCAGACCTATACAGATGATCAGATACACACTTATCTAGAAGAATGGTATGCAGTCTTTCCAGAAATAAGAGGAAAAACGGTAGCACAGGTCGCTCATATGATTCCACGGGGAGAAGAGATCGACTGCAAAGGTCCTCCTGCCACTCTTTTTCGTGACTTTCTCTTTATGGCCAGTAGCGCCCTCCCCTATGAACCCTATGTCACCCTGGATCTACGCTCATGAGAGTAAAATAATATTGGAGGGAGTAGATGGAACCCGAACAAAACAAGCAAGACAAAGACAAAGACAAAGAGCAGGATAAAGACACAGGCAGGGAAAGAAAATTCCTCAATGGCTGGACCACAGAGCAGGAACGCCTCATGTCCGAATGGAGCGATATCGCGATGTGCTATCGGTGGCTCCATGATCACAGTGAAAAGATTTATCATAATAAGACCCTATGGATTAACATTCCTGTGATTGTCCTCTCTACGCTAGGAGGCACCGCCAATTTTGGCATCCAGTCCATATTTTCAGATGACACTACCAAAAAGCTCGCCAGTTTCGCCATTGGAGGCGTCTCCCTTTTCGCAGGTCTTCTCACTACGATCAATAACTATTTGCGCTACCCGCAACTGGAAGAGTCCAATCGTGTGGCCTCCATCGCATGGGGAAAGTTTCAGCGTCTGATTGCGGTGGAGCTCTCCCTTCATCCCGATGAACGCATGGACTCCATGGACTTTTTAAAGGTGTGCCGATCCGATCTGGACCGCCTGATTGAACAGTCCCCTCCGATCCCCCCGCAGGCCATTACATTATTTGAATTTCGATTTGGCTCGATCAAAGAGCTCAAGAAGCCCGATATCTGTGGGGCCCTGGAGCATACACGGGTGTATGAGAGTTCAGATACACGTTTAAAACAGGTTGCGGTGGATGCCGCGCTCCTTCTCAGACAACGAAAGAATACGCTGGCGGAACTATTGTCTCCTAAGATCCAAGATCAGATTTCCACACAGATCCATGCGCGTATGGCAGAGGAGTTGGATGCGCGAAAGAAGCAATTGGAAGAGGAGATTGTCATGAAGAAAGAAGAGGAGAAACGGATCGAAGAGGCACTACAGGATCGCCAGAGGAAACTTCACGCGGAGCTAGATGCGGAGAAGCGCGCTCTTTCGCCTACCGCACTAGGTCCACTAGCTCAACCCGTTCATCGATCTACGTTTGAAAGTAGGCTTCAACGGAAATACACCTTCTCTCCATTGAAACAAAATCCTCTCTTTCGTGGAGACACCATCCCACTATCAGCTCGCAGGCCTTCCTTGCTTCCCCAACAAGATGCAGATTACCCCATCTTGATTCCCGAATCGTCTCAGTCCTATTCCAAGAGCGTGGAGTCATCTCCCGTGATTCAGTCCCAGCTCGGCCCGAATCCCACGGAGTTCACCCTTCCTGATGCGCAGAATACGGTGATCGTGCCGCAATAATATGGCAATAAGGACAGTGTGAACCGCAAGGAC